ATAACCTTCATAGCGATTAAGTTGAGTATTATAACGCATCATACCGTTTGTTGCTGTGGCAGGACGTTGCGAATTATCGCCTACTGGAATTTTTACGCTTTGGTTGCTGTTAACAATTACCTGGCCGGTACCTTGAGGAACTAGTGTAATATCACTATTAGTAGCTGTGCTTCTAATATTGTTATCGTTGACCTTGATACCTTCAAATACTACATCTCCTACACCGTCTGGTGTAAGTTGTAGATCTCTGTTGGTTGTTGTTGTACTAATTGTATTTCCAGAAATTCTAATTTCTGGTAGTTGTACGTAACCTGTGCCAGTAATATTACCCGTAACTTGTGTATTTCCACTAGTGACAAAATTACCAGTTTGATTAATATCACCGGTTTGTGTAATGTCACCAACAACCGTAACGTTCTTTAAGTAACTAGTACCGGTACTAACTGTAAAGTCTTGTGTAACAGTTAAGTTTTGATTAATCTGTACATCACTGCTTGGTACATAAATGCGGCCAGTACCGTTGGCTATCAATGTTAAGTCATCATCGCCGTTGGTTGTGCTAATAGTATTGTTATCAATGACTAGGTCATCGATCTCAACACGGTTTAAGAACGCAGTTTTCCAACGTAGTAAGTCTGTACCAATATTATAAAATGCAGTTGTTGCTGGAATTAAATCGCTGTTAATACTACCAACAAAATTAATAGCGTCAGTGCTAGCATCACCAATAGTGATGTTGCCGCCAATGTTTACATCACCGGTAACTGTTAAGTCGCCAGTAACATTGGTTGTGTTTTGTAAATTAATTACGCCGCTTGCAGAAGAAACATTGATGTTGCCAGTTAAGCTGTCAATATTATTATCATAAATTATGATATTACCAGTTGTGATATCAGTAGAGGTAATTGTTGTTGTGTGTACACCGTCAGTAAACACCACACCAGTAGCAGTTGTAATAGTTAACGCTTGGTTATTAAACAGTACTTCGCCAGTTTTTTGATTAACATAAAAACTATCGCCAACGCTAAAGTTACCTTCGTTGTCTACGCTGGTATAATAAATCTTAGCGCCGTTTAATTCAGTTACTTCATTGGCTGCAATTCTATCGTTAGGATCATTTGTTACTAGTTTTCCTGCGCCAACATAAGCAAAGTTTTGAGAAATTAAGTAAGCAGTAACACCAACACCGTCACCGTAAGCGCCATATGTTCCGTACACAATAGCTGAACCAATTGCACGAATTTCAGCACCAAAGTCTGCATAGTCAGCAAAGTTAATTAATGTTGCTGTTCCGCCTGCGCTTGTTCTTACGTCTTGGAATGTAATACCGTCATCTAAGAAAGTTGTTGAATTATTAGTACCGTTAAAATGTAATAATAATACTGTTCCTAAATCGCCTGTCAATGCTATTGTAGGTGCTGTAAATGTCGTAGTATAACGTGCTACACCTTTGCTAATTCTTACGTCATCAATGTAGCCAGTGAATCCATAGTTACCATTAAAATCGGCGCCTATGCGTAGTGTCTGTCCAAGACGAACCCGACTGTGTGCCATTTACGTAAATTTTTGTTATAGAGTTATACCTAACCACGGCAACGTGTGTCCAAGTGGATATAGATACGGCGGCTGTGGTAATAGGTACAACACCGTTTACATACAGGTAAATTTGATCACTGAGGTTGATACCTAAGTATATTGCTTCCTCAGTAGAGACTGATCTAAAATCAAATATTGAGTGATAGGTGCTGCCAGCTGTAGGGTAAATCCATGCTTCAAGCGTAAAGTCAGTTGCTGTTCCGCCAACATTGTCAGCAATTGACGAATTTCCGTTGACTAATAATTTGGTATTAACATCATCAACAAATGCTGTAGTAGTAGGAGTAAATGTTGTGGTATATCTTGCAGTATTGCTTACTCTAAAATCATCAATATAGCCAGCAAATGCTGTTGTTCCGTTGTATAATGCACCAACTACTAAGGGCTTTGTAGATCCATAGTTAGTTGTATCGGAAACACTGCCAGTAACCACACCATTAATAAAGAATCTTGTTACGCCGCTGGCACGAGAGATAGCAAGATGATTCCACGCATTGCTGGTATGAGCAGTGCCGGTTGTTAATAAAAATGCGCCATTTACATATAATCTTAAAGTGTTTGAACTGCTAGACTGAACAGCGATTGAGTTTTCAGTTAGTGATGTTCTTGTGTCAAACAAAAATTTTGTAGTTGTTGTTGTTTTATAGAACCAGCCTTCAATGGTAAAGTCGCCTGTGCCAAATCCAAAATCTGTATTTGAAGCAAGGCCAAGATAGGTGCCGTTTGCTCCGGAAAACTCAATACTGCTACCGCCAAACTTACTTTGTGTGGCACTTATTGCGGCAGTGCCGTTGACAGTAATTGTTTTAGCTAGTCTTGCTGTTGACGGAAAGGCAAAGTCTGGTTGTGTTGAGATGCTTAGATATAATCGCCAGTACCGTCTAATGCTAAACTTGCTGTGCCAAATTTTTTCTGTGCTGTGGAAAGTTTAGCGTTGCCTTGAGCGTATACTGTTTTTCCTGCGCGGTCTGTAATTGTTTCAAATCCTAAATTGCGGCCTGTTAAGTTAACAAAGTTACCGTCAATGCTTTCAATAACGCCTGACGCTAAAACAGTAGACCCGTTAGTGCCGTAATATGTTACTGTATTGCCAACAGCCCATGTACCCACTCGAGTATCGATACGTAATCTGGTTGCACCTTGACGTGCAAAACCGTACACACTAGAAAACGCATACATGCCTCTGCTGGCAAAGTATGCAAATGAGTTAAGCCATTCAATTCGTACACCGTTAGTAAGTGTAACTGCATCAACGCCCGGGGTGAATAACGTAACAGTATGAAACAACATTGATGCTTTATTAGAGGTTGATAGTGCATAAGCACCGTCTGCATAAATGCCTTTACCAGCATCGCCTGAATTAAATCCTCTTGGATCGCTTGGGCTAGTAACACTTCCTGCTGTTATAACTGTTAGATTTCTTATGTACGGGCTACGTGTTGTTACTGTAAAATCATTTGCAAATCTAAAAGCATAACCGTTATCTGGAAATACACGAGTATCCCCGTCGCAGTCAAAAGTTAATGCAGACAAGAAAACAGTACCGCTAGCAGTTCCGCCGGTGTGTGTTAGTACTAATACGCCTGTTGTATATGTATAGACTGCATTTGTGATATTATAATCAGTACCGCTGATATTGATAGTTCCGCCACTTACATAAGTGTGCGCAAATGGTGCAGTTCCAACATTAACCGTTGTAGATCCTGAACTAGCAGATACTACAGTAAAGTAATTACCGCCACTAAAAAAGTCAGCAATTGTTAAATCTTCAACAGTTGTTTCGCCATTTAATAAAATTGCGTCATTATATCGTGTTGCAGTTGTTGGTACAATTTTAACACTGCGCAGGCCTGCGCCACGAATAGCTACACCTGCCGGAATAGTTAGTGGAAATATTTCTTCGTATGTGCCTGGATATACATAAACAGTAGTTCCGGGAGCGGCCAAAGTCAACGCATGTTTAATAGTTAAAACGGGGTCGTTTTCGTGTAGACCTGCATTGGTATCTAGGCCGTTAACTGCTACGTAGACAATATTACCTTGAGGCAGTGTTAAATCAATTCCATTAACTACTAGGCTATTGGCTATTAAATTATCAGTATAAACGTTTTGTAGATACGCATTACCCCAGGCTTTGCCGCCTGTTAATGGATCACTACCTAGATCGTAAAAGTCTGTTTGATCCGGAATAATATCGCTGGCGATTTCAGCGTAGAATGTTACCGTATCTTCGTTAGCGCCGGATTGATCACTGCTACCAATTTGTATATCACCGTCAGCAGTAATATTTCCAGTTGCGTGTAAGTTACCATTAACCAGCATGTCGCTGTTAATGTTTACAACACCAGTGCCCAACGTGTTAATGTTTAAGGCAGCATCGGTAACTGTTGTTGAAATTGCATTATTAGTAAGTTGTAAATTATTGTTAACTAATAACTTACCTTGATAAACTACTGCACCTGTGCCAGATGGTTGTAAGTAAAGGGTAGTATTAGAGTTGGCAATTGTGTTGCCGCTAAGAGTGAAAACACTACCTGGGGCAACGCCAATGGTTGCTTGTGTGTTTACTTCTAAAATTGTTGTTCGGGTCGTGCCGTTTACATCTAGGTCAAACTGAGGTGAACTGGTCTTTATACCAATGCGGCCATTAATAACATCTATATAGAGTAAGTCCGTCTCAAAGGCTAAATTTACTCCGTCACGAAGTAGATTCTGCTTTAAGAGCGGGCCCGTAATTCGACCAACAGCCATATGCTCTCCGTTTGACCCGGTGTTTCACCGTTAACCAAATTTTCAGCTTGCGCTCTATGCTGGTTTACCGCAGGTTAATATCGTAAAGCCCTTGGTCAGGTCTTTACAGTAATAGTATTTATCGGATTGGGCTTTTTAGCCGAGGACAAGGCCCCATAAGTCCATGATGTCGAGCACAGAATTAAGGGGTGCGGCACCACTGGTTCCCGTTGCAGGAATCCAATCAGTACCGTTGAATACTTCCATATAATTTAGTTGATAGTTATATCTAATTTCGCCAAGTTCAGGAGTTAGTCTACGATCAGCAGTATTACCATACGGAAATACCACTGCTCCAGTACCAGTAAATTTAACATAGCCTATGCCAGTACTTGCTAACACTAGTGGAGTACTTAACGTGTTTGTAATACTGTTATCTTTAAACAACAACCCGTTAGCGTCAATTGATCCAGTACCGGATGGCTGTATTACGGTATCTGAACCTGTGACTGGATTGTTAATTGTGCTACCTGACAACACAAAATTACCAACTTGAAGTACATTAGATGCCATCTTATCAACATCAATAGTTGCTTTAATAGTATTGTTTACATACATTCTTATAATGTTGTCGTTTGTACCTAGTGCTAATTCTGGAGTAATAAATGTCTTTTTATCTGCGCTGTGGAACTGGGTAAGACTTTCGTTGCCCGTGTTACTATATCCTTCGTACTCTCCATCTAAACTATTTTGTCTAATTTCACCATTAACACCTAGTACTCTTGTTGCATTGTTGCTGTAAGGCACAGTTAATGCAGATGATGCATCAATTACTAAACTACCAGTACCGTCTGGAGTGAATAGAATACTCTTTTGTGTATCGGTACTTGCGCTAGGCCATACATTACTAATAACATTATCAACAATTTTTAATTTATTGTCAAATACAACACCGCCAGTTCCGTTAGCAGTAAATGTTAGATCTAAATCACCAGTTGTTGTACTAATAACATTATCTAAGATATTAATGTTAGGAACTTGTAGATACGACCCAACTCCGGTCACAGAAATGTTGTTATTATCAAATAGACCAGTAATATATGTATTACCAGTTTGTCCAATATTGCCAGTGAGTGTTATTGTTCTTGTATCAAGAGGTTCACTAAAAATATAGACTTTTCCCGATTGATCGCCGCCTGCATCATCTTCGTTGGAAGTCCCTACAACAGCATACGAACCCGATATAGCCACTGATTGGCCAAAATAGTCGTCGTTAACAGTTCCAAAAGCATTAGGATTATCTAGAGTATACAACAGTGAGCCTGTTGCAATATCAAATATGTAGGCTTTTCCCGATTGATCGCCACCGCCGCCCAGTGGATCTGTATCTTCTGCTCCTGTCATATACGGGCCGTACGGGCCGTTGCTAACATCGTCATTGACCGCCGCGCCAACAATTAAACGCGAGCCTGATATGGCCACTGAACTGCCAAATCTATCATTGAGAGATGTCCCAACGGGATTAGGATTGTTTATCGTACGTAGTAGGGCACCAGTAGTTGTACTATAGATATATACTATCCCCGAGGCCGACCAGGACGGACTGGCAGTCCGTTCACCGTTGGCGCCCACCACGGCATACGAATCGGATATGGCTACTGAATATCCAAAACGATCAGCTCGGGTTGTGCTGACCGGATTAGGATTGTTTAAATTATATAATAGAGCACCGGTAGTTGTACTATAGATATAAGCCCGGCCTGATTCAATGTTAGTAGCTGAGGTATCTTCCCCAAACGCACCTACTATAGCATACGAATCTGATATAGCTACGCTGAAACCAAAAAAATCACTACTAGCAGTACCAAAAGAGTTGGGATTAACCAAGGTGTATAGCAGAGCTCCAGTAGCGGTATTGTAGATGTAGGCCCTACCTCCAGCATCACTTCCACCGGTAAAAGCACCAACTATTGCCCGCGTGTTTGTTATAGCTACAGCACTACCAAACCCCTCACCTTCTGTTGCTCCGGCGATCCTACCAGGACTGGGGTTATCCAGGGTATATAGCAGAGCACCGGTGGTTGCATTAAAGATATAGGCTTTGCCAGTCCAGTTATAATTAGGATCGTTTTCATCAATTTTCGTTTCACCCGGGGCGCCTACTATGAAATAAGAAGATGCTATAGCCACAGCATACCCAAAACAATCAAAATTGCTGGTGCCAAAAGCATTAGGATTGTCCAAAGTATACAACAGTGAATTAGTGTCTAAGTTATAGACGTAGGCTTTTCCTGAGCCAGACCCGCCAGCATCGTTTTCTGAAAGAGCACCGACAATTAAATGTGATTCTGATACAGCCGCTGAAAAACCAAAATAGTCATTATAACTTGTGCCATAAGCATTGAGATTGTTTAGTGTTTGTGTTAGGCCAAAAGGAAGAGTGCCGCCACCGATCTCTGTATTCTTTAAACTAGTAATGCCGTTAACAGTAAATGTTCCGTCAACTGTTAATTGTTGATCTAACTGTACATCTGTTCCAGTAACACGTAATAATCCGTTGCCTGCACTGATTAATTCTAAATCAGTATCAGTTGTTAGTGTTGATATTGTGTTGTTTGTAAGTTGTGTTACTCCGTCAATATCCAGCGTTGTTAAGAATGCAGTGTTCCAAACTTTAGGAGTAACACCTTTAACACCCAGTGTATATGTATCAGTAGTTTCGGGATTAATATCTTGTGTTAGCTTTGGATAGATAGTAATTAAATCGTACTGATCGTCTCCTAAGAACACGTTGCCGTTTACTGTTACGTTGTTTGAAACATTAACATTGCCCGTTACAAATACATCAGTGTTTAAAGTTGTAATTCCAGAAAATGCGTGGAAATTAACAGGGCCCGACAATGAATCAATATTGTTATCGTAAATTCTAATGTTACCAACTTGAACTTTGGTAGCATCGATAATTGTTTGAGAGCCAGGACCATCAAGTGTAATATTACCGCTTGCTCCAAAATTAATACTTTGTGCATCAAAAGTTACTTGGCCAGTTTGTTGATTAACTAACAGTATATTACCAACTCGGAAATTACCCTTATGGTCCATACTGTCAAAGTATATGTGACCGTTGTTTATTTCCACTACTTCATTAGCTTGAAGTGTTAATCCGTCATCATTAAAACTGTTGCCACCTGAGCCTATGTAGCCAAAATTATGACCAATTAAATAGCCAAGTGTATCGGCGCCGTCGGCAGTTGCTCCGTAATTTCCGTAAACGTTAGCAGAGTTAATGCTTCGTATTTCAGCACCAAATTTGCCTGTTGTAAAAACCCAGGTAGTTCCACCGGTAGATGTATAGTATCCGGGTACCGCTCCTGCATCTACACTGACAACAGTTACTACTCCGACATTTGAAACGTTAACTGTAATAGTTTTGCTTCCTGCCCCGGTTAGTACAATTCCACTTTGTCCCCAAAATCCTACAATAGAATCAAATCCGCTAACAGCAAAATTATTTGTTCCGCCAAAACCTAGTATACCTTGCGTTAAGCGTATACCTATGTTGGCAAAATATGTAAAACTGTTTAACCACTCAGATCTTGCACCGTTGGTTAATGTAACACCGTCTGCGTTTGGAACGATGAATGTTACAGCATGGAATAATATAGCGGCTTCATTGCTGTCAACGTGTACTGCTGAGCCGTCAACTAGTGCTCCGCGGCCAGCATCACCTGAACTAAATCCAATTGTATCATTAAATCGTGCAATGCCGCCATCTACATTTGATATGTATACTGACAGCGCATCACCACCTTCTAAGATAGCATCATATATTTCTGATAAGAGTCCGCCGTCTATGATTGGTCGAGAATCTGATAACGTACCTGTGTTAAGTACTGTTACGTTTTGAATATAAGGACTGCGAGTTGTTATTTTAGCCTGCGGTGCGAATCTAAAAGCATAACCTGTATCGTTTATACTGTCATAGTACATGCGTCTAATGGTTAAGTTTCCAACAGTTGTCTCACCGTTTAGTAAGAAACAGTCAAGATGATTAGTTGCACTAGTTGGGATAATTGTAACACTACGTATATTTCCGCCGTTGACTGATACGCCCGCTGGAACAGTTAACGGAAATATTTCTTGATATATACCCGGATATATGAATACTTCAGTATCAACTTGTGCAATGCTCAGTGCATGTTTGATTGTACGAAATGCAGAATGCTGATGAAGTCCAGTATTAGTATCATCACCAGTTGTGCTTACAAATATAGTATTACCCGGCGTTGTTAATAGATCAATACCGTTAATGACACTAGATGATAATGCTAAATTTTCAGTTTGTAAATTAGTAGAATATAAGTTATTCCATCGTTTGGTTAACGAACCTAAGTCATACGCTTGATTAACATCCGGAATAAGATCACTAGCAACTTCTGCTCTAAATGTTACGTTATCGTCTTGGCCCGGATTACCAATAATAACATTGCCGTCCCAGGTAATGTTTCCCGTTGCATGAAGATCTGCATTAACATTAACTTGCGTGGTGTTAAATGTAACTTTACCAGTACCGTTGGCTGTAAAGTTTATATTGCTGTTTAATACTAAAGAAGTGATTGCACTATCGACTAGTTGTAGACTAGATGTGCGAATTTCGTTGGCAACAATTACTGGATCGGTTGTTTGATCCGGAGAAAAGTAAATGTTGTTTTCTTCTGGAGTTGGTCCAGATAGTGCTTGAATGCGATTGTTTACAAAATTTAGTTTAGAGAATTTTGCAGAAGTTGTAACACGTACATCACTGCCAACAGCGGCGCCATTATTAAACCTTGTTGTGCCTACAACATCTATTTCTCTACCTGGAGAAATAGTATTGACACCAACTCGGCCTGTGCCGTCAACAAATAGGTATAGAAGATCAGTTTCAAATGCTAAGTCAGCACCGTGACGCAGTAAATTTTCTGCAAGTAACGGACCGCTTATTCTACCTAATTCTACTCCCATAGTGACTCCTTAGGGTTATTTGTCGAAGCCAAGTAGTACTGTAATAGGTTTTCCAATCAAACTAAAATATACTGGATCTGATGTAAAGTTTAGATAGTATCCAGTTGCCGCAGTAAACGTAATTGCCTGTCCGGATACGATATTGCCGCCGGATACTGGTAGGCTTAGTGTAACTTCAGTATCACTAATTACTGTACAAGTAGTGCCGGCTTGCAAGTACGGACTACCAGTTACTACTGATCCTGACGGAATTGCATCAGTTGAAACAAACGTTAATGTTGATGAGCCAGCATTTGATTGTGCTGATGTTACTAAGCCTGCTGTTGGGTCTAGCGAGACAATATAATTTGTATTAAAAATTTGAAATACGTTTTCAACGAACACTAGAATATTTTGACCACCAAATGACACAGAGGAATTACTGTTTGTCACGTTAGTTGGATCGTAAAAAGTAGGATCCAAAGGGCCGTAAAAATAACTAAAGCCGTCTATAGGTCCTAAATTAGTTTGCTGTTTAATCTTAGCAGTCCTAAATTAGTTTGCTGTTTAATCTTAGCAGATTCTTTAAACTGGAACTGTCTCCAACTGCCTGCTTGATATCCTTCAAACTGATTGGTATCAGTATTATAACGAACCATGCCTTCGGTTGGACTAGCTGGACGATTTGACTCTACACCTTTTGGTATCAAAAGATTTTTTGGTGTGTTCATCACAATCTCGCTGTCAGTATTGATGGCCAATCGGTCATCATAGATTGCTCTGCGATTAAGTGTAAGAGTTTTTAAAAATCTCATCGTATTATACCGGTAGTGTACTTACTGTTGACACAAGTCCGTTGCCTTTAGCTTGGATACTATCTCCCGCTGACAATACCATTTTTTCTTGATCAAAGCTAACTGTATCTCCTGCTGGAATAGGTAATTGAAACACTATCACGTTGGTTGCATCGCCAGGCGTTCCTGGGCTTGCTGGAACTGCATACATTGTTAAGTTCACTGTTGCGCCGGTAGGATTGCATACTATGATTGTAGTAATTGCATTTGACCCACTGCTGGTATAAATTGCTTGTGTTGATCCTGTGATTGCAAAATTTGCGATTGCCATATTATTTCCTTATAAGAGAATGCTTAACAGCACTGCTCTATTTCTGCTTACTAATTCGTCTGTTGCTGTATTGTTTGTAAAATATATACCAGTCTTGCCTGGGCCGGCAGTAGTTTTTGAATAGATTCTACTTGCTCCACCTGTTGATGTTGGATCAGTTCTATCCGTTAATTCTAATGTGCCGTCTACTTGCACAGCATAACTGGTTGTTGCTGGTTGTAATATTAAATTACCGCCTGTAATTCCCGGAGTTACACTAGAGTTTCTAATTGTAGTACCAAACGTGTTAACGTTGTCTACGGTTAATCCTTGACTAGTAATTTGCATACGTTGATTTAATGTGCCGCCTGACTTAACACTAAATCTAATACTTGATGCTAGTGACTGTACCAGTGTATCTTCGTTGCCACTACCGGTAATTGGAAAAAATATTTTATCAACGACCGCATATCCATCATAGGCTAACACGTAATCATTTACAAATTGTTTATTTGGGATGTCGTCAGGATCTAAAACTCGAGCTTCGTATCCTGTTGAGTTGGTAATGTGTAGTACACCACTACCATTTTGCATGTCAATGTTTAAGTTAGTAGTTGGGTTTGTTGAAATATCTCCAACAACAATACCGCTAAGAGTTCCTGTACCAACACCGTCAATAGTTTGAATTAAAAACTTTTGTACACTTTCTTTCCATATAAATTGTGCATCATCTAATGATCCACGATCAACTTGCAATCCTGAAAATCCTTCTGTAACACCAACGCCGCCTTCCCCTTTATTAAGGGTAATAATGTTATCTTCAATATCTAAGTTAGTAGTGTTAACAGTTGTTTGTTCACCCTTGACTAATAAGTTGCCGGTAATAACAACCGTACCAACGTCAACACCTGTATCAAGCGTGATGGTGCCGGTATCTTTAACTTTTACTCTGTAGTCACTTTGGCTAACTTTTAATATTTTAGACATTCATTATCCTTAATAAAGGGACCGAGGTCCCTTTATTTAATTATTGGTTATCAATAGTTACAGTAGTATTAACTACAGCACTACCAAAAGTCCATTTAGCACTTGTACCGCTAGCAAACTGTGAACCAATAGTGGTTGTGCCACCGTGTACGTTTGCAGCCGGAACTAGCACAGCTTTACGGCTTGTTAGTTTAGCAACAAAATATGTGTTACCGGCACTGTCAGTAGCTTTAACACTCATCTCTCCTGCGGCTTTAGCTTCAGTAGTTACTAGTTTGAATGTTCCATCACCTTGACTTGTTTGTACTTTATAACGCTTTGTACTAACTTGTTTGATGATGTCGCCAGTTGTAATTTCTGCGTCGCCTGAACCGTATTGTGTTTCACACTTGATACCGTTTTGACGAACAGCCGCTCCAGATGTTAAAACTGGAGTTAATGTTAATGTAGTCTGTGTGCCTGCCGCTGTTGTAACTGTAGCTGTTGGAACAGAAGTATATCCTGAGCCGGCGCTGGTTATTACAACACTGGTCACTGCTCCAGCAGTTGCTACAATAGTAGCTACCGGATATGCTCCGCCAGTAATTTGTGGAGCAGAAAATGATACTGATTCACCTGTCACGTAACCTGCGCTGTTACCGGTAACTACTGTTACGCTGGCAACTGATTCTCCGCCGACATTAGCTGTACCAAAATCTTGATAGTTAGTGTTAGCAAAAAATTTCTTATTTAAAGGACGTCCCATTTTGATTTCTCCTTAAGAAAAACGGTGTTCTAGACCGTACGCGGTTGGATTTCCGCATAAAACCTACCCTGTGTAAGTTAGACAAAGTATTTATCTGATCAAGAGAAAGGGCTCCGAAGAGCCCTTGCATGTTTACAACAAGTAATTGGATTACTTGAAAGAAACGTTTGAAATGCTAACTTTACCTAAGTAGTCAGCCGCGTTACCTAAAGATGACGCTGTGTTTGTCAACTCAACATAACCATAACGTGTCATAAATGATACGACTGGTTCGAATGTTGCTGGATCAAGCACAACACCAGAACTCATCAACGGAATGTATGGGCAATAGAATGCAGCCGCATCAGACTCTGATGAACCTTTGTAACCGATTAAAACGTCAGTAGCGTCAGTTGCGTATGTGTTAACATAGACTTTCATTGCTGAGTTTAATGTACCAACAAACTTAGTGTTTGTAGGTGCTTCAAATGTACCTTCTGTTGTACGAGCAAATGCGCTAGTAGTAGCAGATTGTAGAATTGTTAAAGCAAATGGACTTACAACTGCCCAGTTACCTGCACCGCGACGTGTACGTTGAGCGATTAAGTTGCTTACGCGATTAATCTGAACAGCCAATGCGGCATGCTCGTCACCAACGAATGTTGCTGTACCAGAAACTGCTGACTGGTCATAAGCTTCAGTTGCTGAACCAGCTAAAGATGCTAATGAAGCTAGGATCTCTTGGTCGATTTCAGCTGTGATTTCTTGTGCCAAAGCAGCCATAACTTCTGCTTCGATATCAATACCTTGTTGCGCTTGAGCATCTTGAGCTGCCTCAAATGTCCAACGTGCTGATAGCTTACGTGTGCGAGCTTCAACAGTTTGCTTCAAGATTTGAATTGACATACGCTTACCTGCGGCACCTTCTAAAGTAGCTGTACTAGCTGCCTTAGCCGCACCAGAAACTTCGTTTCCAGAGTAAGATTCTGCAATTTTGAATGGGCTTAGTGCCTCTTCACCAGCAACAACTCCAGCGCCACTTGATGTATCGCTGTAGCGAACACGTAGAGTGTGGATTTGTCCAACTGGACCAGTCATTGGCTGTACACCAACTAACTCGTTAGCGATAACGGTTGGCATAACGCGACGGATCACTGGAAGGATCACGCGATTTAGTGTTGCAACGTTGCCGGCAGAAGTGGCACCAGCAGTAGGAGATTCCATCAAATACTTGCGAGTATTCTCAAGAGTTACACCCATTACTGATTTTTTAGTGCCTTGAAGGCCTTCTAAAAGAGCTTCCTTAGTTTCTGCCCAACGGCCGTTTAGTAGTTCTGACATTTAAATTCTCCTTAAATTTTTAGTCCAGCAAGGCGACGGATATCAACGATATTGCTATCACTCTCGCTGCTACGATTGCTGTTGGAAACTTTGTTTCCTGTAATTTCTTTAGCCTCTATAAGTGCCTGTTTCTTCTGCGGAGCTTTACCAGTGTTACCAGAGATAACTGATGGTAGATACTTGTCAAAACTTTCTACAAGTCTTGATGTTTTCACACTCTCCATTAATTCACCCATGATTTCTTTTTGCTCTGTGTTTAACGGAGACAAAAGTTCATTCATGATATGTTTACGTTCTTGTGACTCTTTAAGAGCCGCAATCTCTGCTTCTTTACTTTCTACGATTTGCTTTGCTTGTTCAATAACTTCTTTAGCTTCTTGAACAGCATGATCTTTCATGTCTATGACTTTGAGTAATTTTGCAGTTTCTGATTTCTCATTCAGGTAGCTTGCTTGATATTCAGAAGCAAAAGCTTCAAATAACTTGCGGCCAAAATCTGCGCGGCGAGCTGACTCAATGTCTTCTTTTAGTGATGTCATTTCGGAACGTAGTCCCTCTGTTACAACACGGTCGACCATTGTGGCAGCACGTTGAACAAATTGTTGTTTAACCTGCTTGAGTTGTTCACGTCCTTCACGGACTAAACGTACCTTGGTTTCAGCCAAGTCTTGTTTATCTTTATAAAACTCTGCGATTTCTTGAGCAAGAGCTTCTACTACGAATGTTTCTAATGCACCAAACTTTGAAGCCATTTCGACTTGATCTTCATGCAATTCTGCTACTTCAGATGCTAGTTGACGTGTTACAAATTCCTTCATAACACCTGCGTCATTCTTCATCTTAACAGCATACTTTGCTTTCATTTCAGCTAATTGCTTACGGTCTTCAGTGAATTCAACAAGTTCAGTTGATAACTGATCTGTAATCATACGATCAACAGCTTCAATCATTGTTTCCTTGTCATGCTCATACTTCTGAGCAAATTCTTCGCGTAGTTGTTGAGTTAATTGCTCGCGTGACTCGCTGATGCGAGCTTCGAAAGCTAACTCAATAGACTCTTTGATCTCTTCTGAAATCACATTATTTTCAAATAACGATTTTAGTGCATCCAACATGTGATTCTCCTTATTATTGGAGTTTGCCAATTATTGCTAATAGGCTCTCTTTGAGATATTGTTGTGCCTTAGGGTCACCTTTCACCTCTTGCGCTATGCGTAAGGCATTAAGACCACCGCGACTATTCATCAGGTGTTCATAAATTGGTGTGGGATATGCTCCAGGGGCGCTAGGTTGAGCTACCATATCTACTGTGATAATCTCAAAATCTGATACTTCACCGGAGCCGTCATCTTTGACGTTTCCAGATCCGCGGCTTGATACTCCTAATTTCACACCACTTTCTAACATAGTACGAATTAGTTGTCCCATCGGCGTAGGTAAAACCTTTAGTTTACCGTAACCGTTTGGACCGTCCATCCACATATTTGTAATCATGTGTGACACACGGTCCAGGTTAATTTTTAGATCGTCTGGGTGATCTACTTCTCCGAGAACACTATAACCATTTTGAATCTGATCGTTCAGGGTTTTGACAGCCTTGCCAATCTCATTCACAGGGTAAACACGTTGATTAGCATTACGGATACCGCCTTGAATGCAGATACCCGACATGTGCAACGATTTCCCGTCTTTGTCATCAGATTCAACGATCATTTTTGCTTCGTTGAAGCTTAGATTCTCTCGAAGATATTTCATAGATTACTTACGTGATCCGATTAAGCTCTTCTTATCTGGAGCTGTATCGCCTGATCCTTTCTTCTCTGGACCATGGCCTGGCTCTTTCTTCTTGAACGCTGACTTACCAGCATTTGCGCCTGGTACGTTTACGTTTCCGCCGTCTTGTAAGGTGTAGGCTTGCTACCTTTGAAAACGCCGTTGCCTTTTAGTTGACCTTTGTTAGCTTCAACACCGTGCTCTACTCCGCCGCGAGCGATATTAGACGTTGTGCCGCCCATGTCGTTCTTACCGGCTACGATTGACCTAGCATTTGTGCCGTTGTCGCCGTGCTTTGGTAAAGCAACTTTGTCAACATATTCCATGAACTTGGCCATTTCGTCTTGTTCTTCTGGTGCGCCCATGTCCATATCGTCCATGCCGCCGTCCATTTCTGGCTCAGCATCCATGCCCATATCGTCAGCACCCATATCTGGCTCGTCTTCTTCACCGGCCATT